CCGACGGACGCCTCTACGAGGTGATGCCGCTTTCGGGACAGGGACATTGGCGATGGAGCGATCCGTACCGGATCACGATGCGGATTCACACGAAGGACATGGGCCAGGCATGAGTGAATGCGACGGACAGTATGAGCGGGTGTGCAAGGGCGAGTTCGCCTCGATCCACACCAAGCTCGACCGCCTCGACGAGGCGATTCGCGGCAATGGAAAGCCGGGCATCCAGCTTCGCCTGGATCGGCTGGAAGCGGCCGAGAAGTCCCGCGCAAAGCTCATCTGGATCATCGTCGGTGCCGCCGCCACGCTCGCCGTGACGGCCGTCTGGCAGCAGGTATTTGGAGGCTGATATGGCCAAGCGATGGATCAATTCGATGGACGTGGAGGTTAGCCCCAACGGCGCGCCGCTGTTCGACGTGGCGGGCTGCTCGTCGTTCGTTGGCGGGACGAAGACCGTCTCGTCCACCACCACACCGCAGGCGCTTGTGGCAACGGCTACGCCGTGCCGGTTCGTGTGGATCGGTGCCCGCGTGAACAGCGACGGCAATCCGCTGAACACCAAGCCGTGCTTTGTGGGCGATGCCGCCAACCAGAACATTCCGCTTTTGCCCAGCAACTTCGAGGGCGTCGTCATCCGAATCGACGACGCCAGCAAGGTCTTCGTCAAGGTCGGCGTTGCCAACCAGGGCGTCGTGTACCGCATCTTCGCATAGGAGCAACCGTGGCCTTCTTCGTCAGCGCACAATCCGGAAACTGGCACGACCCTCTGACGTGGGATGTGGGATCGGTACCCAATCTCGGCACAGACGATGTAATCATCGCTTACGAACACGAGGTCGTTTTTGAATCCGGTTACTACGAGTCCCTTGCCCCTGGTCGGCTACTCGCGATTGGCACTAACAGCACACTTCGTATTCAGGGCGGCATCGACGCATACGACAGCGATGTGGTCGTGGTTGGGGACATCATTGCAGAGGGCAGTCACCTTGCCGTCTGGGGTGGAGGCCGTCTGCAAATCGATCCAACCGGCACCGTTACGGTTACCAGTAGCTTCTATCTCGAATGGAACGCGACGGCGACCGTAGAAGGCCAGCTGATTATCGAATCGGGCGCATGGGCGGACACCTATGACTACGCCACGCTGACGCTGGATGCAGGCGGCACGGTCCAAGTCTATGGCTACTACTACTGCGAGTATGACGGTGCCATCGTGGTCCGCGACAACTTCAGCATCGAGACGGGCGGGTATCTGAATGTCTTCGACTACGCATCGATGATCATCGAGGACAACGGCGCGGTGTTCGTCTACGGAACGCTCAGCAACGGCTGGTACTGCCATATCGACGTATTCGGTTATCTGGGCGTTCATCAGGACGGTTTCCTACGGGTCTACTCTTACGGGCAGATCAACGTCTACAAGGACATTCGCGTCAGCGGGCGCATGACCGGTGGCGGCAAGATCGTCATGCTTCGCCGCGAGGGGCGCATCCTCGACTTCAACGATAACCTTCTCTTTGTACTCGACCGCGCGTACGGCTTCGGCCAGACGCAGATCGCGTGAGGTGATTCATGGCGAGAGAGATTCCAGACATTCCGCAGGACATTCAGCAGCAGCTGAACAAGACGCCCGCCGAGCGCAAGGCCGAACTCGAAACCCGACGGCAAACCCGGCTGGACGCTTTGACGCCTCAGCAACGCCAGGCCGCTCAGGATCGCATCGACCGCATCGAAGCGGTGCCGATCGACAAACGGCCCACGTTCGTGCAGGCGTCGCGACTGGCGATGGTCGCCCGTTCGATCCGCTCGCAGATTGATGCGGGCCTGAAACTGGATGAGGCCTTGTCACTGCTGACCACTGACGAGACCGACGCCGTTAACTGGTTGACCGATCAACTGATCGCGGAAAGGAGCGTTTGATGGCCTTGGCAATCGACATCGCTGACGCCGTCGTCGCTGAACTGGCGGGCGGCGCGTTCAGTCAGCCGATCACACCCGTTCGGCGCGTGCTGCCGGAATACGAACTGGCGGACCTGAAAGACTTGCGGGTCACGGTCGTGCCCGCCTCGGTCGAGATCGAGGGCGCGTCGCGGGTGTTGAGTCAGCACGACGTGCGGATAGACATCGGCATCCAGAAGAAACTCGGCAAGGCGCTCGATACCGAGGTCGCGCAACTGTGCGGCCTGGTCGAGGAGATCAGCGAGTTCCTCAAGCGTCGGCCGCTCGTGGCAACTCCGTATGCGGTATGGGTCAAGTCGGCCAACGAGCCGATCTACGCCGCCGACCACCTGGCCGATCAGCGAACGTTCACCAGCGTGCTGAGCGTGACCTACAGGGCTTTGAGATGATCCGCTTCGAGATCAAGCAGCTGTTCTTCGACACCAAGGCGGTGCGCAGCAAGCTCGACGCGACCACGCGGCGGGTGCTCTCGAAGTTCGGCGCGTTCGTGCGGCGGACGGCGCGCAGCAGCATCCGTAAACGCAAGCGCATCAGCGAACCCGGCTCGCCGCCGAGCAGCCATTCGGGCCTGCTGAAGAAGTTCATCTTCTTCGGCTACGACCCGGTGAAGCGCAGCGTGGTCATCGGCCCCGAGCGATTGAGCCAGAAGGGACGCGGCGAAGCGCCGCACCTGCTGGAGTACGGCGGGACCGGCACGGTCGAGCGGCAAGGCAAACGCAAACGAGCGAAGGTACGGGCAAGGCCCTTCATGGGACCGGCCTTCGAGAAGGAAGAACCCAAGCTGGCCGCCATGTGGCGCGACAGCATCACGTAAGGAGACACTGAACATGGCGACCTATGTATTGGGCATGAACGCCGGGCTGTACCAGGGTGCGGCCGGTTCCACCACGCCAGGGAGCATGAGCGAGGTGGACAACGTCCGCGACGTGACGCTCAGCATGGAAGCGGGCGAAGCGGACATCACCACGCGAGGCAACAACGGCTGGCGGGCGACCGCCCCGACGCTCCGCGAATGCACCGTCGAGTTCCAGATGGTCTGGAAGCCGGGCGACACCGTCTTCGAGGCGATCAAGACCGCCTTCCTCTCGGCGGGCACCGTCGCGCTGGCCGTGCTGGATCAGAAGGTGGGCATCTCGGGCGCGCAAGGCCCGCTGGGCGACTTCTCGATCACGAACTTCAGCCGCAACGAGGCCCTCGAAGAGGCCATCGTCGCCGACGTGACGGCCAAGCTCGCGGTCTTTGTCGAATGGCATGAGGTGTAACCCATGAAAACCTTCACTGACGCTGCCGGACGCACCTGGACGATCGCGCTGAACCTCGGCACGGCCATGGCGGTCAAGGACAAGCTGGGCGTGGACCTGCTTCAACCTGAAGCGGGCGATCCACCGCTGCTGACGCGGCTGGGCACGGATGAACTGCTGCTTGGCGAGGTGCTCTGCGCCTTGCTGGGCGAACAGTTCGACGCCCATAAGGTCAGCGACGCGGACGTGCGGAACAGCTTCGATGGAGGGACGCTGCTGCTGGCCCAGCAGGCGTTCTACGAGGAGCTGATCGATTTTTTCCGCAAGCGCGGCCGGGCCGATCGCGCCCGCGCCGTGGAAACCCAGATGAAGCTGATCGAGAAGGCGGTCAAGGCCATCGAGACGCGGATCGAGGGGTTCGACCTCGACCAGGCGATCCATGGCGTGATGTCTGGTTCATCGCCGGATGCCTCGGCCTCGGTCCCGGGGAACTCGGCAAACTGACGCTGCGACAGCTTCTGTGGATGGCTGAAGGCCACGGCCGCGATGCGTGGAGTCGCATGTCGGTGCTCTGTGCCCTGATCGGCAACACCAATCGCGATCCGAAGAAGGGTCGGGCCTTCAAGCCGAGCGACTTTGACCCGTACGACAAGCAACCCGGCGAGGTGATCGAAGTCACCCCCGAAACCATCGGCACCCTCAAAGAGGCCTTCCTCCAACAGCAAGGCCGGAAAGGATTCTGACATGGACTTCAACGGACTGATCGAAGGCGCGGGCAAGTTCCTCAACTCCGGCATCGGCTTCGCCCTGGTGTGGGCGGGCATGGTCGGCCTGTTCATGTGGCTGGCCAGCAAGTTCAACCCGTTCCAGGAAAAGTGGAAGGCCTGGGAAGGGTCGATCATCACCGGCATCAAGCTGGCCGAGAAGGAAATCCCCGACGACACGCCCAACGCCGGGCTGGCCAAGCTGGATGCGGCGCTGCGCTTCGTGCTCAAGGCTTATGCCGATGCCAACAACGGCAAGCAGCCGCCCGCCAAGCTGGTCGAGGAGATCAAGCAAGGCATCCAGATCAAGCATTCGGACCTCGACCGCTTCGGCGGCCTGAGCAAGTCGTGATGAAGTGGGTGATCGCCATCCTGACCGCCTTCTTCCAGGCCCTCCTGCCGTGGGTCGCCAAGCAGCGGCCCACGGCGGAGGACGCCGACCCGGATCGGGAAACGCGCGACAAGCTGCGCGACCGGATTCGCAAGCACTGGAGAAAGCCATGAGACGCGCCAAGTTGGAAATCTACCGTGACGGGAAACGCGAATGGCGCTGGCGATTGCGGGCGTCCAACGGCCGCATCGTCGCCGACAGCGGCGAAGGCTATCGCCGCAAGGCCTCGATGCTACGCGGCATCGAATGCGCCCGCGTGATGCTCAGCGGCGACGTGCCCGTCGTGGAGGTGAAGAAATGATCCGCAAACTGCTCCCGTTCCTGCTGCCCATCCTCCTGTTGGCCGGTTGCACCCGGACGATCTACGTGCCGCACGGCACGCCCGTGCGTCTGCGTGAGACGGTCAAGGACGTGAAGGTCTGGGTGAAGGACGCCGACGGCCAGCCCGTCGCGGGTCGCATGGACCTGTACGAGGGCTGGTACGCCTTGCCGTTGGAGGAGGACGAGTAG